CCAAATTCTACTTTGTTAGCCATTGATAAGCCCCTTTCGATTAAATGTAGTAATAAATAACAAAGACGCCCTCATCCTCGATGTAGACGTCCTCGCTCTTGTCGTAGAGATAGCCGGCTCCGAGAAGAGCCTCCTCGATTGCCGACTCGTTTGATTCGTTTTTCGTTGTGAAGTAATACTCGACCTGATAATTGTTCTGTTTCCAATAGTGCGTATTGTCTGCTTCAAATACGTCTTGACCGTTGCCTATGTAAACGATGTACGGAGGCGTTTGTCCCTTCTTGAAATGACTGTACGCACACGGAAGGCCGGTGCTCTGTAATGTCTCGAATATCGTCATGGAATATCCTCCATTATTCTGCGAGGAAGCTCGTCGACAGCCCACTCTTCAACCGGAGCGATGTGCTTCGTTCCCGAAGTACGCCCATAGGTACCCTTCTTGTTCCGGATAACATGGCCGTTCTCGAGCAGGTGTGTCAGTTGGTAATCGGTGCGATTATGAACAATGACGTCCATCTCGCCCTCGCGCTTGACCGCCCATCCTTTTGAATAGGACCCAGTCTTGCGCGGTGACGTATTTCTCAGTTTCTGAACGCTCTCTTTGCTGACCGAGTCAATATTGCGCTTTGTTGCGTTCTTGACGTCTCTATCCACTTCATCGAGCAGTTCCTTCATCTGAGCCGTTACACTTTCGGTCTTACTCATTACCAACACGCTCCTCGCAAATAAGACTGATTCCGTCCCTCTGCGCGTTCCAGTCCACTCGGATCACGTTGTACTCGGTGCCCTCGAAGTCGAGCACCTTCTGCCCATCGTAATCCTCACGATTCGACAGGAACAAAGTCAGAGACGGCTTGAGCCCCAGCTGAGCCGCATTATAAAACTCGCTCTGATATACGCCTCGAGGTTGAACGAATACTTCCGTTTCCGTGATCGAGAGCACTTCGTTTCCGTATTCGTCATATGTAGGCGTTCCGTATGCTTTCAATGTAGCTACACTGTCATACATTACGCCTCACCCCAGTCTGTATAACCTGTCGCTGTGGACAGCTGCGCTTTCTGCTCGTCATATGACAATTTGAGCCTGTCGTAATCTTCCGGGATACCAAAAGACAATTTGCAATATGTGATTATTGCTCTCGTTACGAGCTCATCTAATTCGCCCGGAAGAACGACACCCGCTATGCCCAGATCGAGCTTTGCCGCCGCTATCAGATAGGTCAGCTCTGAGTCGTATACGTTTGTCTTTATGCGGAGTGCCATCTTTACCTGATCAAGCATTTTTTACCTCACAATTATTTCGACTTCTTTGCCGGTTTTGCCGCGGCTTTCTTCTCTTCGACCTTAACAGCGTTATTGAAGGCTATCAGCCTCGAGGCCTCCTGATCAGAAACCTCGAGGACTGTACCCTTAGCAAAACGAACTACTGTATCGTTGGTCAGTTTGACCTTCATTATGCAGATACCTTAGCGAAGAACTTGTTTCCTACAAGTCCGATAGCTGCCGGCTGACGTCCGAGGATTCTTACCATGTCGGAAGTCATGAGGCTGTGATCGTCATACTTGAACTCGATGGCGTCGCCCTTTGGAAGATTCATCATTACGCCGCTCAGGTCTCCGATGATTGGAGCTGTAGCTGCATCCGAGAACAGAACCTCAAGTCCGTCAAACGGATCTACGCCGTACTGTGCAGCCATCTGAAGAGCTCTATAAGAAGCATACTGAGCCGGTGTGCAGATGATAACGAGATCTTCTGCTGCGGAGCTCAGGAGTGCCCTTGCGTTTACAAAGTCTGCGATGTTTCCAGCAGCCGAGCCAGTCTTGGCAACAGCTGGGGAGTCAGCATCAGCTGTCTGTGGAGCTGCGAGGATAGCCGCAACAACAGCGTTCTCTTCTGCCTTGATGATTCCGCGAGCAACCTCGTCGTAAATGTAGGACAGATAAGCCTCGCCGCTCATGCTGTCAAGAGCCTCGTCCGAAACCTGTACCCACTTCTTATAAGTAACAGGAACGAGTGTCACGATTCCGAGAACGAGAGCCTCTTCTGTAACAGCTTCGCCGCCTTCTTCGTGAGCGGCAGCTGCTGGAGCCGAGATTTCAAATCCGACTTTTACGTTGCCGGCTGCGTTCATTCTGCGAACTCTTCTCAGGATCTCGCTGTCCTCGAGTCTCTTTGCTACGATCTCGCCCACGAATGTAGGAACCGGAATAGAACCTACGAGCGGAGACTCTACATTGTCGCTATAAAGAGCTCTGCACTCTTTGTCGTTACCAGTCTTTACATACTTAGCAAACGCCTCGATGTAGTCATGGCTGTTTCTGATTTCCATATCAGTCATTTTTTCTTCTCCTTTGCGTGTTTCGATTTTCTTTCCCGCTCCTTTGGCGACCGCCTCGGCTGCCTTGCGGGATTCTTCCATTTCGAGTCTGAGAGCCTTTGTTCTCTCCTCGATTGCTTCAAGCTCAGCGTTCAGAGCGTCGAGTTTTTCTGCGTCGGCCTCGTCCGTCTCGGATGCGATAGCCGCTTTTCTCTCCTCGAGCTCGTCAAATCCGAGCATCATGATTTCTTCGCGTGTCATTAGATTTCTCCCTTCAACGCTCTTGCTTTAACTTCTGCTCTCTTTGCCTCGAGTGCTCTCTTCTCTTCCTCAAGTCGCTCCGCCTGAATCCGCTCGATCACTCCGTCGGTCAGATCGCCAATGCTTCTGGTAACAGCATCCGCCGTTATCGAAGTGCCGTCATTGGCTGGAATCGAAACTGCGCTCACGTCATAGAGCTTGCCCACCTTCGTGATGTGCCTCGTGTAGATCCAGATACCGGCATCGTTCTGCTCTTTGTCCTCACTTTCGCCGGTAACTGTGAACCCGAAGCTCATCCTGTCGGTGTAGCCTCCGGAGATCTCTTCGTACAGTTCGCGTCCGATTTCTGTACCGCCGAGATCTGCCTCTATAAACAAACCCCTCTCGTCCGGCTCGACTCGAAGGGTGTTGTTTCTTGTTCTTGCGAATACGCGTCCACGGTGGTCATACTGCATGATGACATCGTCCATGTCGGTCTCATCGAAGGCGGTTCTGTCCACTACCTCCCAGAGCTCCCAGCCTTCACCACCAAATAGCTTGTAAGGCTCATCGAATGTACTCGCATATCCATTGACGATTTTTCTCTGATCCTCTTCGCCTTCACCGGCCTCGCGGATCTGCATCGTCATATTTCTGTATTCTCTGTCATTCTTGACCATTGTTTTCGTCCTCCATTTCGGAAACCTTTTCGTTAGCGTCTATGTACTCGCCTCTGATGAAGCGGACGTCTCCGTTTTCGACTGTTCCGTAATTGAACAGCTCACGAGCCTCGTTGATTGACATGACTCCACGGTCGAGCAGCTGCTGAGCCATCTGTACTTTCTGAGTCGTGCTCATATACTGGAGCCTATTAGCGTTCGCAATTAGATACGAACCCTGTGCGCGTTCTCTCTCGCTGAACAGCATCTTTGTCAGAGCCTCCGAGAACTGGATCGCAAACGGCTCGATACATCCATCGAAGAAGCCCTCAAGTTCTTCCGCCTTTGCTTTGTTCTGGAGAACGTCCTCGTTCACACCGAAATAGTTGAACACGTTCTCCCGGATCTGCTCCATCTGAGCCGAGTCGATTGCGTATGGTTTGACGTCGATCTGTTTGATGTCCTTGTAGGTGTTCGGGAATAACAGGAACCCGCCCGCCTCTGACTCGCTCGACAGGTTCTCCGCCGTGAAGCGTTCACGCTCTTTCGCAAGGTCCTCAGGCTTTGCAAAGTTAGCAAGCTGAGCCATGAAACGGAATGTCGCCGCGTTCTTCACACCCTCTTCGATGCCCTGATTCTGTATGTGGATCAGCTGCATCGTCTCGCGGAGTGCTCTGTTTGAGTCTCCGAAGAAGTCGTCGTGATATTGGTGTCTCGTCAGGATTGCACACTTCCGGAACTCGACCGCCGCGTACTGGCCGTTGCTGAACTGATACCTCAGCCACACCTCGCCGTCGTACTCGACTAATGTGCACGAAGCCGGGAGAACCGGATACACACCCGTGATGATCATCCGCTCATCGAATACAGGAACAACAAACGCTGTGTTGTTCACATCGAGGATCGTGCTCACTCTGTAAAGGAATTGCGACCACGTCTGCCACTGGTTCGGTCCGAGTCTCAGTTTTGCCTGTAACGAAGGATTAGCAGTGCCGTTGATCTCGACTTTCAGCTTCGAAATGTGTCTCGCCCTTGCGTCGATTGCCGCCCTCACGATTTCCGACTCATAAACAGCACCGCCCCAGTTAGTGAACACTGGCTGATATGCTGTCAGAGTCTGAAACAGAGAGCGCGCCTTACGAATTGCTTCGTCCGACTTCTCGGCCTCTGCCGGTCTGAAGATTTTGTCAAATAAGCTCATAGATTAACCCTCATTTTGGAGTTGATACCCGATTTCCGAGTACCACTTCTGACGGACTGTCATAGCATCTGCGAGAGCCGCGACTCCGTCAATTCGTGCCCTCTGATTTATCTTGACGAGGCGTCCCCGTCCTCGTTCAATGCTCATCTTTACCGCTGCATTTAACAGGTGCGACTTCAACAGGTCGTTGTCTCCGATGTAGATCCGGCCGTCCTTGATCAAGCCCTCCATCTCTTGGAGCACCGGCCACAAGTTGTCGCCCTGATAAACATCGTCACACTGGAACCCGGCGCCCTCGAGGTCCTTTACCAAATACTGCGAACTGTATCGGTCGTATCCGACTTTCAGCGGATATATTTCGTGCTCGCTGATCAGGCGAGTCATCCACGCATATACATCGTTATAGTCGACAAAGTTCTCGCCGCTTGCCGATAAGAACCCGCGCCGGATGAAGTCGTAGTACGGAACTCCATCCTCCGCGACTCGCTGGTCGATACGTTCGGAAGGCATCCAAAAATGAGCGAACACGTTTAGTCTGCCGTGTCGCTCTATTACTATTACCGCCGCCGTGAGGTCTGTTGTCTGTGACAGGTCGATGCCCGCCACGCAATAACAGCCCCGGAAATCCTCGAGATGAAAAGGCTTGCCGCTGATCTGCGCGACTGACTGAGCCGGGAGCCACGCGAGAGAACTGTTCTGCTTTATGCAGCAGTATTTGCACATGAACTCGGCCTTCTTCGAAAGCGAGCCCTCAGCGACTGCTATCTCCTCGAGCATATAATCGACAGAGACCGATGTACCGAGGTTCGGATTGCTCTTCCTCAGCTCGTTCGTGTCGTTCCACTTCTCGATGTCGTCTATCATGTAGAGCATTGGGAGGAGCTTCGTCTCTTTACTGTCTCCCAGTAAGAAGCGTGTCGCCCTCTTCATCAGCTCATCATATATGCCGTCGTTGACGTATCCGGAAGTTGTGCAGCTGAGGAGGATGCCCTCAGGTCTCGCACCCATACCGGATTTCATGACCTCATACTGCTTTAGCCCCGCGTCGCCTTGCCACGCCGCAACCTCGTCCATGATGCACAACGAAGGATTGAAGCCATCCGACTTCTTCGCGCTGAACGCTATCTTCTTGACCGTTGAGTTTGTTCCCGGAATAGACAAATCTGACTGTCTGTGTCTCGGCAGCTCCCCATCGTCATACAGTTTCTTGTTGTGCTCGTCCTTCTCTGAGAGGCGTTCCTTCAGCTCCTTGTATTCCGGATCCAGCGTGACCATCTGCCAAATGTCGTTGTAAACGAGGTCGGCCTGATCAAGTTTAGGAGCCACGCAAAACACTCGCGAGCCGTACTCAGGACTACGAAATTCGTAATCGCCAAGAGCCGACGCAAGCTTCGTCTTACCGTTTTTACGACCTACTACGAGGAGGATCTCTCTAAACTGACGCCGGCCCTCAGCGTCTACGACACCATATATGCACGAGATAAAAGCCTTCTGCCACACTTCGAGGCTGATGTTGCCCGGAGCAAGCGGCCCCTCGGTGTGAAAACAATGCTCCTCTATCCACTCAATGGCATCCGTGGCCTTCTTCTGGTCGAAAAAGAACCGTTTCTCCTCGAGTCCGTGAACGATGTACTCGTAAACCTTCTCGATCCAGCGTCCTACGACATAAGTCCCGTTCTTGATGCCCTGATAATATGTGTAAATATAGTTGTCTCCGCCCATGTCTGCCCTATTCCGGACAGCTTGTGCCCTTGTCTCTCTCGCTTTTTGTAAAATCAAGG